CTCGCCTCGCAGAAGGACATCTCGAGCAACGAGTACCTCGACCTCCGGCCGGCGGTGCTGCTCGTCCCCATCAGCCTCGGCGGCCAGGGCCGGGTGCTGAACGAGGCGCAGTACGACGTGGACAACGTCGGGTCGGTGCAGAACAAGTTCATGCAGCCGAACAAGGTGCGCGGCCTCTTCCGCGACGTCGTCGACAGCCCGCGGATCAGCGGCACGAGGCGCTACCTCTTCGCTGACCCGGCCATCGCTCCGGCGATCGTGGTCGCCTTCCTCGAGGGGCAGGGCCAGGCGCCGGTGCTCGAGCAGCAGACCGGCTGGCGGGTCGACGGCGTCGAGTGGAAGGTGCGGCTCGACTACAAGGCCCAGATGTTCGACCCGAAGGGCGCGGTCACCAACGCGGGCGCCTAGTCGCCCTGAGCAACGAGGAGAACCGAGATGGCAACCAGCTACGTGCAGCCCGGCGACATCGTCACCCTGGCCGCGCCCTACCAGCGGAACAAGGGCGAGGGCGCCCTCATCGGCGCCCTCTTCGGGGTGGCGACCAGCGACGTCGCCAACGGTGCAGCGGGCGAGTTCATGACCACCGGAGTCCACAGCCTCGTGAAGGCCGCGTCCCAGGCGTGGACGGTGGGCGCCCTCATCTACTGGGACAACACCAACAAGAACTGCACCAACGTCTCGACGTCCAACACCCGGATCGGGGCGGCCATGGTCGCGGTCGGCTCCGGCGCTGGCGAGACGATCGGCGTGGTCCGCCTGAACGGGATCTCGACGCCGACCGGGGCGTAGCAGGCCCGTGGCCTTCCCGGACCTCATCGCCGAGGCCAACGGGGCCGTCCTTACTCTCCTGGGCGGCCCCGTTGTCTATGCGGCGCAGTACGGCGCGCCCGTCGCGGTGCGAGGGGTGTTCGATGCGACCTACGTTCGCAGCGACCCAGGCCAGTACGGCGCAGCGGTGGAGTCCTCCGGGCCTGCTGTGTTCGTCCGCCTGACGGACTTGCCGAGTGATCCGGCATCAGACCTCGACCCGACGGTGACGGTGGGCGGCGTGCAGTACAGGGTTCGCGAGGCAAGGAAGGACGGGATGGGCGGGGTGGTGCTCTTGCTGCAAGAGCGTGACGCGTGACCCGCCAAGCGATCAGGGCCGCGGTGGTCAAGCTCCTCCTGAACAAGACGAGCGCACAGGAGAGAGTGTTCCCGACTCGTGAGACGCCGTGGCGGACCGTCGAGTTGCCCGGCATCGCCGTGTACTCGCTGGAGGAGCAAGCAGCGAGGGCAGCCTACGAGCCGATCGTGTCTGACCGCAACCTGACGATCGCAATCCTCCTCGTGGTGAAGCTCAGCGAGGCCGTGGATGACGCCCTCGACACCATCTCCGTCGAGGTAGAGCGGCTGATGCGGTCCGACCCGACCTTCGGCGGAAAGGCGATGGCATCCCGGTACACCGGCTGCCAGATCGAGATCGCCGCAGAGAGTGAGCGCCCTGTCGGCGTGATGCGGATGACCTACGAGGCGAGGTACGCCCCATGACCAACGAGAACGAGTAGGGAGACGACAATGGCCATCCACGGCAACTTCATCGGCAGCGGGGTGCTCTTCCTCCGGGACACGAGCGGAAACGCGTACCCGGCCGGGCAGCTTCAGGACGTGTCGATCGACATCGCGAACGACGTCAAGGAACTCATCGCCGACAAGAAGTACGCGGTGCTCACTGCGGAGACGAGCAAGAAGGTGAACGTCAAGGCCGGATTCGCGCAACTCTCGAGCGCACTCGTCGGCGCGGTCATGGGTGGGACGAGTACGACCGGCAGCAAGAGGATCGGGACGGTGTCGAAGACGTTCTCCGCGTCCAGCGCAACCGTCGCGACAGCCGACTTCGGAACACCGGCGGGGTGGGCGTTCGTTGCCGACCTCGGGGTCGCCTACACCGCGACCGGGCAGCCCCTGAAGTACAACGCCGGAACGCTCGCTGCCAGCGGCGAATACAAGAACTCCGCCGCGGTCTACACGAGCGGATCCGGGGAAGCGACGCTGGCGGCCAACATCTCCGTTCTGTACTCCGTCACGGCCGGCGAGGCGACCACCATCAGCAACAGCGCCATCGGCCTCTCGACGTACTTCTCCCTGTACCTTCAGGAGCAGACGACGCAGGCCGACGGAACCGTGCGCACGGTGACGTTCAAGTTCAACGCCGTGTCGATTCCCAAGCTGTCGCTAGGGTTCAAGAATACCGACTTCGTCGCCCAGGACTTGGAGCTCTCCGTGTTCCCGGACGCCTCCGGTGTCGTCGGCGAGATGTCGGTCAGCTAGCGGAGAAAAGGAGGGGTCGGTGGCGAAGTATCCTGGAATCACCATCACCATCGCGGGGGAGGAAGTGGTCGTCCCCGGTCTCTCACTGCGCCAGGTGCGCGAGTACAACGAGAGCGGCCGTCTCGATCGTGCTCTGCAACCAGGGGAGCTCGTGGACGTACCGGTGAGGCGAGCGGAACTGCTCGCCATCGTCCACGAGACGATCAGGCGGAATCATCCCGCCCTTGCGCGCGAGTTCCTCGAGGAGTCGTTGACCGAACGAGATCTCGTGGAACTCATCACCATGATTCTCACCACGAGCGGTTTCACCCGCAAAGACAAGGAGAACCCCGCCGACCCTCCAGCGAGCCCGTAGACTTCCGGCACATCTACGGGCGGTTATGCACCACGCTGGGACTGTCTCCCGCGGAGGCAGGCCGGATGTGCTGGCGCTCCGTCGTGGAACTGGCCCACTACTGGGCAACCCAGCCACCGGTTCACGAGATGGTCGCAGCCTACCTCGGGATCAAGGCGCCAGTCAGAGCCAAGCCACTTGACGTGAACGAGATGCGGGCGAAAGGCGAGGCGATGAAGCGCGCATTCGAGCAAGGGGCAAAGGTGAGGCTGGCCTGATGGCGACCGCCGCGGACGTCAGCGTAGCACTCCACGTCAGCGATGGCCCCGTCAAGGAGGCCGACGCTACGGTCCGGCGTTTCGCGGCGACACTCCGCAACGGAGTTCCGGCCGCGGTCGAAGCGACCAGGCACTCATCGGAGGGTCTCGAGTCGAAGCTCCGAGAGCTGCGCTCCGAGGTGCGAGGGCACGAACGCCTCTTCGGCTTCTTCGGCAAGCGCCTCGCCGCCATCGTCCCGATCGCGGCTGAGACCGGCTCCGCACTCACGGGCATGTTCGTCGGCCTGGCCACGGGCAACATAATCCTCGCCGGCCTCGAAGCTGCGAAGCTCGTCATCGGGCACTTCAAGGAGGCTGGCGAGGAGGCGCGCAAGGCTGCCGAGGAGGCCGAGAAGGCATGGAAGGCGCACCTCGACTCACTCGACAAGCGTCTCACGGCTCTCCGTGACAAGCTCCTCGAACTCCAGGGCCTCGACCCGGAGAAGGTCCGCAACGAGGAAGAGACCAAGCGTCTCGAGGCCATCGTCGCCGCGAAGAAGAAGGCTGCCGAGGAGACCAAGGCGAAGGTCGGCTTCGCGGACTACGGCGATTTGGGCCTGGTCGAGACAGGTGCCATGGCAGCCAAGGAGGCGGTCGATGCCCTCGCCGAGGCCCAGAAGAAGCTGAACGAGCACCTCGAGCGAACGGGCGCCATCGAGTCGACGAAGGGGAAAGTCAAGACTCTGGAGGACCAGGAGGCGGCGAAGAAGGCCGCGGAAGACGCAGCCGATGCAGCGGAGCGCGCACGCATCGCCGAGGAGGGACGCGTCGCGGCCCTCTCCACACAACTTGGGATGTTACAGGCCAGAGACGACTTCGAGAAGGCAGAGGTCGAGCGATTCGGGAAACTGAACGAGCTTCAGACGGCGCTGAAGAACGGCACCATGAGCGAGGCCGAGTTTACCCTTCAGGCCGCCGTCGCTCAGGAACGCTACCTAGCCGCGGTCGAGAAGTCTATCGCCGCCCAGGCCGAACTCGCCGAGAAGCAGCGGCTTGCGGCGATCGCCCACAGGCGCGAACTCGACGCGCAGAATGCGGACCTCTACCGGGCCCAAGCTCTCCAGGCTGCGGATGACCCGGCCAACGAATCCGCCGGGATGAACCTTGGAAAGAATCTCTCCGAGTCCATGGTGGAGGCGCAGAAGAACGCCGCCGATGCCGCGAAGAAGTATGCGGCGCAAGTCAGAACGGAGTGGGAGGCTACTGGGCAGGGCATTGCGAGTTCGTTCCAGGCGGTCGGCGCGGCGATCGGTGGCAGCGTCGGAAGCCAGATCGGAACGATTGGCGCGCTCGTCGCCGAGATGGTCGCCCTCGCGGTGGCCAACCAGGGACAAGGAGACCCCTACACTGCGTTCGCGCGCGTGGCCGCGATGGCTGCCCTCATGGTGGGGACCATCGCGTCGTTGCCGAAGTACGACGTGGGCGCCTGGAATATCAGCAGCGACCACCTAGCGACAGTCCACAAGGGGGAGATGATAGTCCCGGCTCGGGGCGGGCAGGCCGACATGGTGCGCGACATGCTGTCTGGTATGACGACTGATGGCGGTGGGTCCACGTTCATCATCCAAGCCCTCGACTCGAAGAGCTTCGAAGACTCGATGCGAGACAACCGCTCCTCACTTCAGCGAGTCCTCCGCGATTTGGCCATGGAAGGCAGGCGGTCGTGAGTTCCAGCGTCTTCCCGAGTTTTGCTGGAATCAAGGCTAATAGGGAGGCACGTGCCGAGTACCGTACGACCGTGTTCGACTCACTGTCTGGCCGAGAGCAGCGTACTGTCGAGTGGTCGTACCCGAGACACCGCTGGAAGCTCGTTCTAGAGTTCGCACGAGCTCGATCTGTCGACGTGGCGGCTGAGATCGAGCAACTATGGAGCTTCTTCCAGGCGCACGCTGGCAGTGGCGACTCATTCCTCTTTCGAGACCCAGATGATGACGTTGCGACGGACTGCGGTTTTGGAGTCGGCGACGGAACCACCGCCGCCTTCCAGTTGCAGCGATCGCTGGCCGGCGCCGTGCCGTCGACCTACGAAGCGGTCCAGGCGTCGACTAAGCGCCGCCGGAACTACGCGACCAACCTCGGCGCGTTTTCGGGCGCCGGCAACACCGGTACCGGCATCGCCGCGGTATTGACCCAGAACGCGGGGATCGCCCCCGACGGCACCGCTACGGCGATGAGGGCGTTCATCTCCATCGGCGCCGGGACCACTCTCGGCGACCGCTCGACGTTCAGCTCGGGAGTGGGGCTGCCCTCCTCCAGTGACGGGCAGACCTACACCGGGAGCATCTGGCTGCGGACGCTCACGGGGACGGCCAACGTCCGCATCCGCCTCGGGTCGGCGACCCAGAACATCACCGTCACCACGACTTGGCAGCGCTTCAGCATCACCCGCCCCTGGGCCTCCTCGGCGGACAGCGATACGACCGGCCTTTCGGTCTTGGTTCGCGGCACGTGGGGCACCGACCAGTCGGCGGACCTGCTCGTCTGGGGACCCGTCGTCGAGCGGGGGAGCACCGTCACTCCGACGATGCCGGCCGACGGGACGGGTACGGCCACGTCGACGCCCTCCTACTGGCCTGCGATGGGCTCCTTCGAGCCCGCGACTGAGCCGGCCCCGGGCTGGTACCCGACCCTGTCTGACGACGGCCTCGGGCAGCGGATGCTCGTCCCCTGGTCCCGGACCAACCTTCTCACTTACAGCGAGCAGCTGGACAACGCGGCGTGGAGCAAGGGCTTCGTCACCGTCACCGCGAATGCCGTCGCCGCCCCCGACGGCACGACCACCGCGGACAAGTTGGCCGAAACAGCCGCAACAAACCAGCACTTCGTCAGCCAGGCCGTCAGCGTGGCACAGGGGCGCACCTATACCCTGAGCGTCTACGCCAAGGCCGTCGAGCGCACGAAGGTCGAATTGCAGATTTACGCTGCCGCCGACAGCAGCATCGCCCGGTTCGACCTAGCGACCGGGACCGTCAGCTACACGTCGATCGGGGGGACGGCCGCGAACGCTACGGCGTCCATCTACCCCTGCGGCAACGGCTGGTTCCGCGTCTCGCTGTCGCACCGCGTGGGGACCGCCGGGACGCCCGCGTGCTCCCTCGCCCTTCTCGACGCGGCCGGGGCGCAGTCCTACCTCGGGGTCGCCGGCAGCGGCGCGTACTTCTGGGGCGCGCAACTCGTCGCCGAGGACTCGGCGGGGGACTACATCCCGACGACCTCGGCCACCGCCTCGCGGACGGACTACAGCGTCAGCAACGGCCTGGTGACGTGCGCGGTGGCGCCGCGCTCCGGTGCCCAGCTTGCCTGGTCCGGGCCCTTCTACCTCCGCGTCCGCTTCGAGCAGGACTCGCTCGGTCTCGACCGCATCGTCGCCGGCTTGTGGGGCGGCCGCGGCCTGCATCTCATCTCGGTGAAGTAGAGAATGCGCTCGGCTTCCTCCGCCATTTCGAACCTGCTGGCCGGCAGCAACACATGGGTTCGGTATCATCTCTACACCCTCACCCTCCTCGGCGGGGCGGTGTACCGCTGGACTGATGCCGACGCAGACGTCCCGTACGGTGGCAGCACATACGCCTCTGTCCCGATTAGGGTTGAGGGGCTTCGTTCTGCCATCGGCCCAGAGGTCTCGAACCTCCGCCTCAAGCTCGCCTCGGCCACGCCGCTGGGTGCGCTCTCGGTCCAGGTCCAGGCCCTGCGAGGCCTGGTCGATGGCGCGACCCTGAAAATGGAGTGCTGCTATCAGGCCGACTGGGGCACGACCCCGGATCCCGTCCACATCTTTACCGGGGTCGTCGAGCAAACCAACCCCACCCCCGACTACGTCGAGCTCTGGGCCGTCTCTCGCGCCGGGACGCTCAAGCGCCAGGTCGGGCGCATCATGCAGCCGGCGTGTCCTTACCAGCTTGGGGACAGCGCGTGTGGCGTGACTCTGGCCGGCCATCAGGAGACCCGCGCCGTCGGAAACGGGAGCACGACAACCCAGCTTGTTCTCACACTGGGCGCGACGTGGCAGTTGGCCAGCGGAACCGCCCGCTTCACGAGCGGTGCTCTAAACGGGCTCTCGTTCACAGTTTCAACCTCGTCTGGCACGAGCGTCTGGTTTCAGACGCCGCTGCCGCAGGCCCCTGCGCCTGGAGACACGGTCACTCTGACGCGAGGGTGTCCCAAGACGCGCGAGGCCTGCCGCACCGTCTACAACAACCTGGCCCGGTTCGGTGGGTTCCCGGACGTCCCGCCCCCCAAGCAAGAGACCCAGGCGGTGTGGAGCTTGAACGGCACGAAGCAATACCGCTACCCCGCCCCCTCTGGCGACCTGCCCCCGGTCTACAGTGACATCGTGCCGGTGGTCTATGGCACCCAGCGCGTGAAGGCCAAGGTCGTCCTCGAAGGTGACTATCTCACGATCACCAGCTTCGGGGCCTACACGTCGCCAGACGACCTGCTACACCATCACGTCAACTCCGCCAGCAACCGGAAGCGCTTCGACGGCCGCGTGCGTGGAGCCATCTTGGCGCTGGCCGAGGGAGCCATCGAGGGTTGCACCGGCAGCTTCTGGCGGGGGAAAGACCTTTACACCGACCTTCAGTGGCTGCTGCCATTCAACACGGCCGACTTCGGTTGGGCGGTGGCGCAGGTGCAGACCGGGTCGAGCCTCACCGCCTGGACCTCGCCTCTGGGGAGCACGCCGCTCATCTGGCCGCCCGACTGGCATGCCGATGGCGCCGTCGTCACCGCCGCGAATCAGGCGTCGCACCCCAACGCGTTCCTGCCCTACTACGGGACCGGACATCTGCGGGTGTACCCGTGCGTGTACCCCGAGCAGGCCGGCGATGAACCGGACGTCGAGGTCGAGGTCCGCGGCCTGGCCAGGGCGTCGGGAGCCGATGCGGCGCTGAGCTCCGATGCCAACCCGGCCGACGTCCTGACCTCCCTCCTCACCGCTCCCCGCTTCGGCGGAGGGTGGTCGAGCGGCGACATCGAGGTTGACGTCGGCGCCGACGGCACGGCAGCTAGCAGCTTCCGTCGGTATTGCCAGGCGCGCGGCTTCTACGTCTCCCGCACCATCACCGACGGTACTTTCGCAGATGCGCTCGCTTCTCTCATGGAGGCAACTGATTCGGTCGCCTTGTGGAGCGAAGGGAAGCTGAAGATTCGCCCCCGCGGCACCACCACCCTCTCCGCCTATGGCGCAACTTTCAGTCCGTACCTCAGCGCCACGGGCTTGACGGATGTCGACCTCGGCAAGCACCCCGTTGAGGTCGAGCGTCTCGCTACCGCCAGCACCCCGAACATCCAGCCAATCACGTTCCGAGACCGTGCCGTCGGCTACACGCAGAACGGCATCGAGGCCTTCCTTACCGCCGACATCGACGCCCGTGGCATCTTCCGAGCCGACCCCATCGACCAGCCGTGGGTGAGCCGCCTGCAGCACGCCTGGGACCTCGCTAACCTCATCGTCGTCCGCCGGGCCACGACACAGAATCGCTATAGGTTCACCCTCGGGCCTCGCCATGCGTTGCTCGAGCCCTGGGACCTGCTGAGCGTCCAACATCCGTCGCTTGCCGGCGGCGCTGCCGTCGCGATGCGCATCGAGAGCATCGAGGAGGACACGGAGGGTCTGCTCCGCGTCGAGGCCGTCGAGGAGGTCGTGGGGCTGGAGGCTGTTTCAGGCACTCCGCAAGGCGCGGACGGCAGGAGCATCCCGGCTGTGACCATGTCGCCCCAGGGCGGCCTGAGCCTGGGCGGCCAGTCGTCGACCCTCCTGAACCGAGTTTTCATTGCCGCTGCCGCGCCTACGTCGCCCCAGAACGGCCGCGACCTTCTTGACGGCGACATCTGGTTCGACTCTGGCAACGGGAACAGGCCGTACCGCTACAACGGAACGACCTGGGTCAACGTCCAAGACGCGGCCATCGGCACCGCGCAGGGCGCAGCGAACGCTGCCCAGACCACCGCCAACGGGCGCAATCGTGTCTTCTACCAGGCATCTTCGCCGACGAACCCGCAGGGCGGTTACAGCCTCGTCGCCGGGGACCTGTGGTTCTCGACGGACACCTCGACCAACTGTCCAGACTCGGCCTGCACCGGGCACACCCTCGACTCGCTCGACAAGCCGCTGGCCGGCTCGTACCCCCACCGCGCCCCGTATTGGCAGCACCGTTGGAGTGGATCGGCCTGGGTTGACGGGCTCCGCGGTGGCAAGGTTGCCACGAGCGAGCTTGCAAGTGGGCCGGGCATCAACCTGCTCCCGGGAGGCGACTTCTCGGGCGTGTCCTCGGTCGGCCCGCCGGTGGCCATCCGCGACTGGACCAACACGGCCGTCGGGCTGACAGCCACTTTCGGTGTCAACCTCAGCGCTATCTGGGCGCTCCAGGGCAACACCGACGCCCAGAACCGGCTCTACCTCAACACCTCGTACATCTACCAAACCGGCCGCGTCGGCAGCGGCTACGCCGAGTTCCAGTCTTCCAAGCTGCCCGTGGTGACCGGGCGGCGCTACTGCGCGAGCGTCTACTGCGGGACCATCAGCGCGACGACGACCATCAACTTGATTTGGTTCGACTCGACGGGCACGTACATCTCGCAGAACACCCCCGACGCCGCCTCGACGAACACGTCCGCCGAGGGCCTCGACGGACGGACGACCCTGGCCGGGTACAAGCGTATCTACGTGGCCATGACCGCCCCGGCCAATGCGACCCAGGCCCAAATCACCCTCACGAAGAACGACACCGACTCTGGTCAGACCTTCTCGTACGCCTTCTTCTGCCGCGCCCAGCTCGAGGAGGTCGGAGCCAACGCGACCGGCCCTGGCCCCTGGGTGGCACCCACCCGCAACGT